TGCCTCGTGATCTACCTGTTCCGCGAGGCCGCGGTCGCGGTGCACGCCACGGTTCTCGTCCCGGTGGTCGAGTCGCACAAGACTTTCCTCGAAGCGACGACGACGCTCAAGGAAATCTCGAGCACTCAGGCCCGGCAGGCGGACACGCTCGAGGAGTTGGCGATCGGGCAGCGTGAGATTCAGCATCGCATCACGGGCGGACCCCCGCCGGTCCGGCAGCCTTGAGCGACGGGATGCACCCGCACCCGTAGTATCGCGGCATGGACACCGTCACCGCTGCCGCCGTGGTCGCCGCTTCCATCGCCTACATCCTGACCGCGTGGCTCGCGGCGGACTTCTTCTCCGGGGTCTTCCACTGGCTCGAGGACCGCTACGGCGTCGAGGACTGGCCCGTGATCGGGCCGCTCGTCGTCTCGCCGAACGTCATGCACCACTCGCAGCCGACGGCGTTCCTCAAGCAGGGCTTCGTCGCCCGCAACTGGACGACGATCCTGCCGGCCGGCGTGGCCTCGGTGCTGGCCTGGCTCGCGGGCTGGGACTGGCTGGCCCTCGCCCTGGCGTTCACCGGCGCGGGGAACGAAGTGCACGCGTGGGCCCACCAGAAATGCTCGCGGCCGATTCGCGGCCTGCAGCTCCTCGGGATCCTTCAGTCGCAGGAGCAGCACGCCGCTCACCACCGGCAGCCGTTCGACCGCAACTACTGCGCCATGACGGACTGGCTGAACCCGCTCCTCACCTGGACCGGATTCTGGTCGGCCGTCGAGGACACGGTGGATGCCCTGACCGGCATCGTCCCCCGCCCCGAGCGGGAGGCCGCCTGACCATGCCCTCCAAGATCCCGACCCTGCAGCTCCCCCACGGCCCGCGGCGCCCCCGCGTCGAGCAGCGGCCGAACGCCGCGGCCCGCGGCTACTGCGACCGGCGGCATCGGGCGTGGCGGCTGGCGGTCCTGCGGCGGGATGGCTGGACCTGCCAGGCCTGCGGCCGGGCGTGCGGCGGACCGCGCGAGGCTCACGCGGATCACAAGTCCCCGGGCGTGCACGGGACGGACCGGTGCGTCGATGGTCGCTCGCGGTACGACGTGGCGGCGGGGCAGTGCCTCTGCGCGTCGTGCCACGGGGCGAAGACGCTGGCCGAGACGCGGGATGGGTAGGGGGGGGTCAAACCTCTGAGCCGCGCGAAAACGTAAACCATACGTTGCCACCCCCCGCGCGTGGCCGCAAGTTTCGGGAGGGGGGGGTGCGAAAGGAATCCGATGAAGATCCGCAACCGCGTCAAGTCGCTTCGCACCGTCCGGGCCGGGGACCTGGTGCCGAATCCGAAGAACTGGCGAACCCACCCGGAGGCTCAGGCTGACGCCCTCCGCGGCATCCTGGCCGAGGTCGGGTATGCCGACGCCCTTCTGGCTCGGGAGCTGCCCGACGGCACGCTGATGCTGGTGGACGGGCACCTGCGGGCCGAGACCACGCCGGACGCGGAGGTCCCGGTGCTGATTCTGGACATCGACGAAGCGGAGGCGGACAAGCTGCTCCTGACGCTTGACCCACTTGCTGCACTGGCAGAGTCGAACAAGGTCGCGCTCGACGAGCTGCTCCGCTCGGTGGACACGGGGTCCGACGGGCTGCAGCAGATGTACGCGGACCTTGCGAAGGACGCTGGCCTTTACGGCACCGAACTGGCGGACGAGACAGTCTCCAGCCACGACGTCCGGGAAGTTGGCTTCAGCATCGGCGAGGTCCGGTTCAAGGTATCCAGGGAGTCCTACGACGCATGGCTCGAGGAAGCGCGGCAGGCGGTGGGATTCGACGAGGACAGCCTTGTGGCGGAGTTCCAGCGGCGTCTGGGGCTATCGCCCTGACGTCGATCGGCGACGTCCGGCCGAGCACCTACAATCCGAGGTCTGCCGACCCGAAGCGGCTGGAAGTGCTCGAGCTGAGCCTGCGGAAGCTGGGGTTCGTCCTTCCGATCTACGCCGACCCGTCCGGCGAAATCCTGAGCGGGCATCAGCGGCACCTGGTGGCGACGCGGATCGGGTGCGAGCACGTGCCGGTTTTTCGCGTCCCGTCCTACCCGCTGGACGTCCGCAAGGCGATCAACATCGGATTCAACCGCGGCACGAACGACATGCGACCGACGGACACGCCGGCCGACATGACCGAGGCCCTGGCCCGGGCTGGGATCGAGCAGGCCGCCGCGTCCCTTCCGGACCTGGACCCCGCCTCGCCGGAGTTCTTCCCGTGCACGGCGGCGGAGGATGCCCCGGTCGGCGTGCTCCTCAAGGCGAACGCTGGTCGGTGGATCCCCTACGCGAGAAACGCCGCCCGGATGCTGGCAGCAAAGGGCGTCGAGATGCCGGTCGTGGCGACCCGTGACGGAGTGGTCGTCAACGGGATCGGCCGGCTGCAGCACGCAGCCGAGAAGCGGCAGGCAACGGTGCCGGTCGTGTGGATCACCGACGGTCAGGCGGCCCTGGCTCGGGCGATGCTGAATCTGCTGTCGATGGACTTCGACATCCACACCCGGTACGCGGACCTGCTCCGGTACAACTCCTTCCGGCGGGCCCACGCGGTCCGCGACTGTCTGGGCCGGGCGTTTGTGTTCGATCTGCTGGGCAACGCCACGAGCAAGCAGTTCGACTTCGACAACGCCGCCAACGTCAAGCGGTGGAAATCCCACTACGGCGAGGTCGTGCTGGATTGGGGCGCCGGCCTGCTCCAGGAGACGAAGATCCTCCGGGACGCCGGGGTGGACTGCACGCCGTTCGAGCCCTTCTACCTCCGACCCGGCACCAGCGAAATCGACGTGGAAGGCGCCAGGTCCATCGTCCGGAAGTTCCTGGAGCGAGTCGCCTCGGGCACGAAGTGGCAGAGCATCTTCATGTCGGCGGTGCTGAACAGCGTGCCCTTCTACCAGGACCGACTGCACATCGTCCGGCTCCTGGCGGAGCTTGCATACCCGGGGAGCACACTCCACACGTGCGCCGCCTCAACGGCACAGACGGGCGCTCAAATCATGGCAGGCAAGGAATACGCGAACAAGCTGGACGCGAGCCGCCTGAACTTTTCATTGGGCTACGAACCTCGCGTCAGCCTGAGCGATTTTGGATCTCGCCCCAAAATGCAGAAGTACCACACTCCGCGCGAGTTCCAGCAACTTGTCAGCCTTGGGTTCGAGCAGGTTCGGATTACCGAGAGTGCGAAAAACGTCAACGCGACGGCCTGGCGGGCCCGGGATCTGTCGTGGGCCGACGTCGAGGCGGCGATCCGGTTCGAGTTCGACCTGCCGTACCCCGGGGATCAACGGATGGGGCTGGTCGAGGAAGCGATCTCGGCGTTCAAGGCCAGGCGCGAGAAGTACGGGCGGTCGACGTGATTTCGCGGACTTGACCCCGCGATCGCTTGTCGCAATACTTGCGGCATGGCAAAGAAACCCAAGAAAAAGCCGCCCGCCATCGACATAGCCTCCGCGGTGAGCTTGCCCGAGGCCGCGAAGATCGCGGACGTTTCTGAGTTCTGGATGCGAAAGCTCGTCCAGTCCGGCAAGGTGATCGGCGTGAAGGTCGGCCGGAACTACTTGGTCGACCGCGACTCCGCAAAAGCGTTCGATCGGCACCCCTCCGCGGGGAGGCCTCGCGGATCGTGAATTGCAGATTCCAAGTGTCCACCCGGAACGTCGCGCCGCGATTTCGCGGCGAAAACACCAAAAGATTTTTCACTTGACTAGTATTGCGGTGACGATATACTTGGGGCATGACGCGGACGTGGTGAGCCGCAAGACACCCCCCCCTAAGCCAAGGAGCCGACAATGCGACACGCGACCAAGACCCTGACCACCGAGTGCGGCACGACGATCGACGTGCGGATCCCCGCGGGGAGCATGGATCCGCCGACCGACCTGGGCCGGATGGCTATGGAGGGCGTGCAGGACCCGACCAACTGGAAGCTGCCGACCCGGGAGCTGCGGTGCCGGGACCTCGAGGCGGCGCAGGATGTGGCATACGCGATGGACTGGTACCTGGGCGGGCACGAGATGCGGACCGAGATCGACGCCGAAGGCCGCCCCGACTACGTGGTGAGCAGCAAAGGCTACTACCACTACATTGGCGCTTGACGTGGTATTGCGATAACGCTATAATAGGGAAGAACACGGGAGACACGACGATGAACGCTGCGAAGTGGAAGACGGAAGCCGAGACGATGGGCCTGAGATGGGGCCTGGTGCTCGAGTGCTACCGCGAGTTGCGGCACTACGAGCACGTGACCCGGGCCCGGAAGTGGGAGATCCGCGAGCTGGCCTGGAAGACGCTGCCGATGGGGCATGGCGGGCGGCTCAAGAGGGCCTACCGCGAGGCGTTTGAGGGCGGCGACATGACGCTGATCCCCGGGTTTGACGACGTGGCGAAGGAACTGGCGAACACCGAGATCCCGGAGCTTGGACAGGACGACCCCGCGGCCGCCCTGTGGGACCTGATTACGGCCCCGAAAGACATGATGCCGCCGGCCGACGAAACCATGCGGCACGCTATCGACCGGGCCCTGGAACTGAACGTCGAGGCCGCGGACGTGCCCGCTGCCGACGAGCTTGAGGCGGTGCCCTTTTGACCCCGAGGACGTGATGCCTGCGACTGCCGTTTACGTGAGCATCGAGCCCGGCGAATACACGCGTCGCACCGACGGCGACGTGATCGAGACGACCGACGGTTACGTGTGGGCCGGAGCCGACGACGGAGATCCCGTGGGCAAGGTGTACGGCCCGATGGCGCCGGCCCGAGCCCGGGAGCTGGGCCGACGGATGGCGGCTGACCGCCGCCTGGAACTGGTGATCGAGAACAACTGACCCCCCTACCCCTGACGAGGAGACTGCGACCATGGGCGAGTACGCGAACTACCAAGGAAACCGAATCAAGATCGGGACCTGCGACGACATGCTGTACCTGCGGTACGAGGACCGACACCTGATGCAGCGGGAGCGTGGCAACCTGGACGCCGCGAACACCACGGGGCTCCGCTGGCGGCTGCCGTTTCCCGACGAGGACGGTTGCGGCCCCGGGGGCTACACGGACCCCTTCCGAGGGATCCGACTGCGGAAGGGCAACGAGTGGTTCCGCAGCCCTGCCCTGGCCGAAAACCCCGGGACGATCCAGATGGTGCACCAGTGCGGCTACATGGCGAACGTGCCCTGCTACCACGGCGAAAAACTGCCGACCGTCGAGGCGCCTGGCGTGACGATTCACTGGAACGGGAAGGCCGGAGGCTTTTACGAGCTGACCCAGGTCAAGAACACCGTGGACGGCGTGCTGCCCGTGATCCGCTGCCGGTTTTGCACCGACGCGTGGCGGAGCACGTGGGCCGAGGTGCTCGAGTGGATCCCCGACCCCGTGCTGCGAGCCAGGCTGGAGAAGCACGCCGAGCCGGTTGCACTGTGAGCATAGTACGAGTAAACTACACGCACGCGAGGAGCGACCCCATGCAGACCGAGTTTTTCGACCGAAACGAACCCGCCGACGTGATCCTGCTGGACTACGTGGCGACGCTGGTGGCGAACGGGCACGAGCGCAGCAAGTACGCGGGCCGGGGACGGCCCTATACCGCCTGGATCGAACAGGAGCGGTACCGCGACTGGCTGGTCGACTTGCTGCGACAGGCCAGCTCGACCGTCCTGCTGGTGACCGCCAGGAGCCAGAAGTACCGCGAGCCGACCATGGCCCGGATGCGGCACGCCCTGGGAGGATGGATGCCGGCCGCCTGCTACTTCAACGTGCACGACGTGCAGCCCCCGCAGGCGAAGCAGACCGCGTGCGAGACGATGATTTTCCCGACCTACGGACCGCCGGACCGGACCCGCTACCTGGCGTTGGAGTCGAACCGCGCAACCCGAGCCATGTACGCCAAGATCGGCGTGCACGCGACCCCCGTGCCCTACGCAGCCCCGGTGTGGCGGGCGCTGCCCGGCGTGCCGCACCCGACCGGCCGGGCGTGAGAGGGGCTTCCAGGTGCCTCAGAAACCGCAACGACCGTGGACGAACATCATCGTCAGCCGAGAGACGCTGGCGATGGTGGAGGAGCTGCAGGAAGCCTTGCGGCGCCTCGATCCGCTTGAGCAAACACCGTCGAAGCACAGGGCCGTCGCGCTGGCGGTCCGCAGGATGATCGACGAGCTGTCACGGAGGGCCGAGCATGGACATTCCGAAGGTATGGACGTTCAAGGACGACGCCGTCGCCGCGGGCTTTGACTCGCACGTCCGCGAGCAACTGCCCTGGTACGACATGGCGACCGAGGCGGTTGCCCATATCGTCCGCCACTACCTGCCTCGAGGCGGCCTAGTCTACGACGTCGGCGCCTCGACCGGGAACGTGGGGCGAGCGATCGCCCCGATCCTCGAGGACCGCGGAGCCAGGCTGGTCGCGATCGAGGAAAGCGCCGAGATGGCGGCGCTCTACGTCGCTCCCGGCGAAGTGGTGCGGATGCCTGCTCAGGAGTTCTCGTTCCAGCCGTTCGACGTCGCGGTCTGCTTCCTGGTGCTCATGTTCCTCCCGATCGCCGACCGCAAGAGCTTGATCGCCCGGATGAAGAGCTCCATGCGGACCGGCGGAGCGATCATCGTTTTCGACAAGGTGAACCCGTGCCCCGGCTACTTCGGGGCCGTGCTCCGCCGGCTGACGATGCGGTGGAAGCTCACGAACGGCGCGACGCCCGAGGCGATAGTGGCGAAAGAGCTGAGCCTCTGCGGAGTGCAGCGACCGATCAACCCCGCTATTCTTGGGGAAGACGCTCGGCTGTTCTTCACGTTTGGGGAGTTCGCGGGCTACATCATCGAGAAACCGGAGTGAGCCGCATGGGAAAGCGAGGCCCTCGGCCCGAGCCGACGATCCTGAAGGTCGTGAAGGGGAACCCCGGGAAGCGACCGCTCAACGCCAGCGAGCCGGCGCCGGCCCGCGACCGGATCGAGCCTCCGTCCTGGCTTTCGGACGCGTCCCTGGCGAAGTGGCACGAAGTGGTGCCGAAGCTCATGGCGATGCGGGTGATGACGAACGCCGACGTGGACGCGATCGCTCGGTATTGCGTGATGCACGAGCTTTACGCCAAGTACCTCTCCCAGGTACGCCGCGGCCTGGACGTGCTCGTGATCCGGGACGAGGCGGGCCGCGTGAAATACATGCAGGCGACCCCGGCCGCGACGCAGCTCAGCAAGCTCGAGGCCTCCATGCTGCGGATCGAGCAGGAGTTCGGCATGACACCCTCCAGCCGCTCCGGGGTGAACGCCGCGTCTGAGGTGAAGGATGACTCGCTTGCAGCGTTTGCCGCGCGCCGCCGCGGTTGAGCGTGGGCTCGACTACTTTTTCGACGACTCGGCCGCGCAGCACGCCGTCGATTTTTTCCACGACTACCTCCGGCACTCGAAAGGCAAGTGGGCCGGCGAGCCGTTCCGGCTGCTCGACTGGCAGCGGGTGGACATCATCGAGGAGCTGTTCGGGTGGCTCCGCGTCAAGAATGGGTTTCGCCGGTACCGCCTGGGGTACATCGAGGTCCCGAAGAAGAACGGAAAAAGCACGCTGCTCTCTGGGATCGGGACCTACCTCCTGGCCGCGGACGGCGAGCCGGGGGCGGAGGTCTACGGCGCCGCCGTCGACCGCAATCAGGCGTCGATCGTCTACAACGAGGCGGCCGAGTGCGTCCGCCGTTCGCCGCTTCTGGCGGCCGACCTGGAAGTGGTGCCGTCTCGGCGAACGATCGCCTACAAGGCGGCCGCGTCGTTCTACCGCGTGCTGTCGGCCGACGCGATCCGCTCCGAAGGCCTCAACATCCACGGCCTGCTCTTCGACGAGCTGCACGCGCAGAAGAACCGCCGCCTCTGGGACGCCTTGCGGTACGGCGGCTCGTCCCGCGAACAGCCGCTCCTCCTGGCGATCACGACTGCGGGCTACGATCGAAACTCGATCTGCTGGGAGCAGCACGCATACGCGGAGCGGGTGCTCGCGGACTGGACCGTCGACCCGACTTTTTTCGCCTAC